TTAACTTTGTTATCACAATATTCACAAATATAAATAGTAGATTTTTTTGTAGGTAGGAAAGTTGTAACTGTATCGCAATGTGGACATTTACCTAAAGCTAATTCATTTATTTTAATAGCCATTAAGTGGCCTCGCCCCAGTTTATACCCATAGCAAGATCTACCTTGCTAGGCACTTTAAGGGGCACATCATCTAAACAATGTTCCATTTCATTTTTTATTTCTTCTATGTCAGAATCTTTACCAATATTAAAACAAAGTTCATCGTGTATTTGCAGTAGTGGCCGGTGGCCGGTGTTATAACAATTAATCATTGCTTGTTTAGTCTGGTCTGCTGCTGAACCCTGTATCAATCTGTTTAATGCTTTATAAGTCATAGCTCTTTTAATCGAACCTCTTTCGTATTTACTTTCAGCTTCTTCTCTAGTCATAGATTTATGGATACCAAAAGTCTTAGGTTCCCATCTATCAAATCTACAATGTCTTCCTTTAATAGTTACAACACAACCTTTCTTATCAGCTGTGGTCATACATCTATTAGATAACATCTTAACAAAAGGAACTCTCTCGTTGTAGGCATTCAAGATAGCTTTAGCCTGTTCAATATCTATACCTAATTCTGCAGATAATTTAGCTTTTCCCATACCATAAAACATACCTAAATTGATTGTTTTAGCCTGAGATCTAGGTATATCAGCCATTTCTGCTACAACCTGGTGAAAGTCTGCATCATCGTTTTCATAGGCCTTTAAAAGCTCATAGGAGCCCTCAAAACCCTGATCAACGCTAGATGCATAGTGTACCACCAGTCTAGGCTCTTGTTGGCTATAATCAAAGCTACCCCACTTTTTACCCTCATCAGGCAAGAAAAGGGCTCTAATATGCTTACCAAACTCCTTATTTCTAGCAGGAATCTGTTGTAAATTAGGGTTACTCATAGACAATCTACCTGTAGCAGTGCCTCCAGAGTCTGATTTTAACTGATTAATTTCTGCATGAATTCTACCTTTATGTTCATATCTTAATATCGAATCAATAAATGTAGAGTGAAACTTATTCATTTCTCTAGTTTCTCTAATAAGTTTAGCTAGTGGGTGAGGACAGTTGTGCAACCAATTAGTTGTAAAGCTTGGAGCCTTAGTCTTTGCAGTTCTTTCATACGGAATTTTTAATTTATCAAAAGCTTTCGCCACACTAACTGCTGCCCATATCTCTACGTCATGGCCACTCATATCTTTTATTTGTTTTAATCTTTTATTTTCTTCTTGTATAAAATTTTTCTTTAATGAATCTGCTTTACTAACATCAACCTTGATACCGTGTTCTCTCATTTCAATTAAGATAGGTTGTAGTTCAGTTTCTAGACTAAATATATTAGATAAGTTTTGTTGTTGTATTTCTATTTTAAATCTGTTCCAAAGTTTTAATGTAAGTTCAGCATCTTGCTCTGCATAAGGACCCACATAACCTGCAGGTAGTCTCCACATATCTGCTTTAGCATCAAGTCCCCACTCTTCTGCCTTTTCTCTTAACTGAGCTTCTGATTTTACTTCTCCTAAATAATCGAATGACAACGCATTTAAAGAATAACTAAATCTATCCTCGTTAATTAACGCACCAGCTATCATCGTATCATAAATTTTACCTGTAGGTTTTATACCTAAAGATTTTGTCCAACCAATATCATATGAAGCATTGTGACAAACTTTATCTACACCATTCTCCATTAATTTTTTATACCATTTTAAAGTCATGGCCTTATCCATATTACCACCCGCTTCATGAGCTATAGGAAAGTAACCTTTAAAACCATCTGCAGCCACAGCTATTCCTACTACTTCACCGTCTTTAGTAGCCCATCCTGGTCCTTTAGTTTTAATATTAGGATCTCTTGTTTCTAAATCTACTGCTATAATAGATCTATCAGATAAGTCAGGATAACTTTCTGGTCTTTTCCAATCCGATTCTGTTTGATTAAATACTAATTCAGTAGTCATTAATGAATTTTTTGGCTATTATTTGTATCGTGTATTGACCTTACTTTACGTAAATTAATTCCTTTTGCAAATAAATAACAATCTGCACAATAAAATTGTTTGTTTTCTACAACAATAGCTTTTTTTTTACAACCTTTGTCTTCACACTTTATATTTTTTTTCATTTTTTAAATGTTCTATCTCCAAATCACAGTAATGTTTTATTTTATTTATGTCTTCGATTGTCTTACCTTTTGTTAAATATCTACAGACATACTTTATTACATTTGCTTGAAAAGGATTCAAGGCATTTCTTCTGATAAAAGTCCATGGTTGGATAACAAATTTTTGATAATGGGATCCTCCTATTTGCTTATCTTGAGGAAAAGTTTCATCAAACATATCTTTATTACTCATTTATAGTTCTCCTGTTGAAATTAGATGCAAGACGCCCCAAAGGAAAAAAATATGTATGGTTAGTAGAGAGTATATGTAGGGATGTCTTAGACCGTGTAATACCAGTATACCAAACCCTCGCTTCAGCCATCTTGTCTTTGAAGTTTTTGGTTGAAAAATTAGATGGCCAATTAGCTTTTTCATATATTAGTACGTTGTCTGCCTCCCCACCTTTTACTGAGTGGATTGTGTCAATTATTATTTTTGCTTTTTCGTTAAATTGAATGTTTCTTTTTAACATACTTTCAAAATAATCCAAGTCTCGCACAGTAAATTTTCTGTTTAAGACTTTCCACCAATCACTTTCAGTAGTCTCTAAACCACAATTCTTTTTTAAGAACTCTAGATCTAACGGTTGGTTAGGATGAATATCTGACCAGGCTTTGTTGTCAACTTTTCTCCATCCTTTTTTAATTTGATCAATAAAATCATACAAAACACCTACCTGTTCTTTAGTTATGCTCTCACCTTTTTGTAAGGCCAACCAATGATTTATAGCGTTCCATTTGTTTATATTGAACGATTTATTACCTCGCATATCTTGGAAATATAAGCCTTTTTGCCTAGCATATTCTTTAAGCTCATCGACATTATCACCAACTCTGCCTAATACAAACCAAGTTCCCTCTAATGAATCAAAAGGAACCTCGTTAAATCTACTATAAGTTTTTATAAAACCCTGTGATTTATTAGTTGAGGTAAATTCTTTTTGTTGTCTTTCAGGTATAAATTTTAATATCTCTTTAGAGAAGTTAAGTATTGTTTCATTTAATCTATAAGACTTGTTTAATATAAATACCTTACCTGGAAAATCTAAAAAACTTCTTACTCTAGCTCCGTTCCATTCATATATTGCTTGGTCATCATCTCCAGCTAAATAAATTCTATTTGCTTGAGCTGCAACCTTATCTACAAATTGCCATTGTAAAGGAGTTAGATCTTGAGCTTCATCTACTATAAATACCTTATAAGATGGTGGATTAACTTCTTTTACATACTTCTCAACCATGTCAGTAAAATCCATTTTATTATCTTTTTTAAATTTAATATAGTTTCTAACAATGTCAGTAAATTGCTGTAGCCTAACTTTTTTTAATGGTTCTGCTTTGTATAAGGAAATTGGATCTACCAACATATTTCTAGCTTTATCGTAAACTCTTAATGACCAGTTATTAAATACTTTGTGATTAGCATCTTCTTCAGAAAAATTTGCACTTATAGTGCCCCAATCAGTATGAAACTTTAACATATCTACTCTAGGATCTAACACAGGTAATGAAGATAATTCTTTTTTACAAAATGAATGTATTGTTCTAAAGTTATTAAAGTCATCTTCATTGTATTGTTTAAATTTTTTTAAGACTCTATCCACAGCTTCGTCTATTGCTTTGTTAGTAAAGGACACATAAACCATTTCATGTGGTAACACTCCTAACCTTAAATGTTTCTCTACTATCTTTATTAATCTAGTAGTCTTACCTGTACCTGGAGGACCAAATATCTTGAATGTTTTATTGTGAATCTGGGTCAAAAGGTGCGCTCTGTTGGTTGAAACTGACGTTACGTTCTTTAACATCAATTTTTATTCGTTTAGGTATCTTCCACAATCGACCTTTGTATTCTTTGTGTTGTCTTATGTACTCAGCTCCATTGTCAATTAGTAATTCTTTTACTTCAAAAGGTTTTAAGTTGTTACCATCTTTCTTTAAAAACTTTTTAAATAATTCTGCTCTAAAAAATAAATAACCTTCCTCTTCAAAAACATAATCAGTTTGTGTTTGTGTAATATCATCAGCAAGCTGACTATCATCTATAAAGTTTCTAAATAGATAATCAAATTCATCTTTGTCATCATCAGTAAAGTCATAACCTTCTACAGCAGTTTGAATAGATTTAAGATAGTTTAACCATAAACCAAACTCTTCTGTCTTCATTGTCTTCCATACAATATCACAATCAAATAGTTCTGTTTTTAATAATTGTTGCTGACATAATTGTTGACCTGTTAATCTTACAGGTTTTTTGTCTATTGTTAAAATATATTTAGGTGGTTTAGTGCTTATCTTTTGAAAAGAATCTACATGAAAATTATAATCTTTTTTACCAATACCTAACTTTCTTTTCACACATGCAGCTTGATCACAATATTTTTTAGCAATAGGAGAACTACATTTGTAATTATAATCCTTGTCTCCACTTAAACTTTTAATAACAGTTATTTTTAATTCTTTTGGATCTATCTTATCATCACCCCAAGACTTATTGACTTCACCTAATTCATCTTCCCACGCACCATCCTTACCGTGTTTTTTAAGCATACATACACCAACATTAAATAGTGCTTCATTTCTACCATCACCTGGCTTAACTGCATTCTTAACAAAATTTTGTACGCATGGCGGGTAATCTGCAAACTCTTTGTCTTCGTCATTCAGTTCTTCTAATTCTATTTTGTAAAAATCTTCTGGTGTTACTAAAAAAGATTGTACTGCTTCTTCTAGTTTTTCTATTGGTATCGATTGGCCGGTGTCATCTATTGCATGTCTTGTAGTCATCTCAGCATTTTGATAAGGAAGATTTAACCAATTACCTATCGTACCTAATTCTACATTTATGGTTCTTTGTTTAGGAAATATTTCACAATCAGCTAAACCTAATCTACTAGCTAACTTAGTTAATTTATCAATCATATCAGTTGCTGGTACCACACCATTGATATGTAAAAATATATGTAATCCTCCAGACTTAGATCTGTAAGGAAACAGTGGTAATTTTAAATTTCTAATTTTATGTATTATATTAAGAGGGTCGAATCCATCATACTCATCAACATCTATACAACCCCACTTACAGTTATTGTCTTTCATAATAGGTACAATACCTAAAGACAATTCACCATTAAGATGTTTTTGGAATAGTTCTAAAGTAACATCTGCTTTTTTTGTTAATGCTCTACCTTCAGCTTTACCATCAGACCTACGAGCTCCGGAGAGCTCGTAAGTACCATATGCTGACGTTAAGCCACCAAAAAGTTTACTAAAAAAATTCAGTGAACTCATTAAAATGGTGCTGTGCCAGTTTGTGCTTGTTGTTCCTCGGTAAGATTAACCTTGGCATTTCCTTTTTTACACGTATCATAAAATGCCATAGCAGCATTCATTAGTGTATCATTAGGAATGTCTTTGTTATGGTCAACTTCCCATCCAAACCAAGAACCCAAAGAGTTCTTTTCTAACACAGTTCTGAGAGTATAAATCTGAGACCATGTAGGTGGTTGGAACATACCTTTACTACCTTTCCTTCTTTGAGAAAGCATCATAGAATTCCACTTCTTAGACTTTTTAGCCTGAGTAGCTTTCATTACTATGACAGCAGTATCGGTTGGTTGATCATTCTCGTCTACCATTAAAACATAATGATAGTGAGTTGGCTCGATATAATTACCGCTAGGTAATCTATCTTTACGATCTTCACCCCTGGTTGTTTTAGTCATTATATCCGAATCAGCAGGATATGAATTAACAGGTGCAACAGAATTCTGTGTGCC